CGGCTATTCTTTCCGGCTGGGCAAGGCGCGGATCAGTTTCTTTTCGGGCGAGCCATACGCCAACATCGTGGGGGCGACGGCCTCGCTGCTGCTGGAGGTGGATGAGGCGCAAAACGTGGGGCTGGACAAGTATGACACGCAGATTGCGCCGATGGCGGCCTCGACCCAGGCCACACGCGTGTTTTGGGGCACGGCCTGGACGCGCGATACGCTGCTGGCGCGCGAGCTGCGCGCGGCGCGGGAGGCCGAGGCGCGCGACGGGCTGCGGCGGGTCTTTCGCAAGGACGCCTACGAGATCGGCGCGGCGCTGCCAGCCTATACGCGCTTTGTGGAGGAGCAGGTGGCGCGCCTGGGACGCAACCATCCGGCGGTGCGCACGCAGTACTTTTCGGAGGAGATCGACGCGCTGCGCGGGATGTTCCCGGAGGAGCGCCTGGGCCTGACCGAGGGCGAGCACGCCTGGCAGGATGCGCCCGCGCCGGGCGAGGTGTATGCCTTTACGCTGGATGTGGGCGGCGAGGCGGCGGGCGGGGACGCGGGCGCCCTGGACGGGGCGGGCCGCTCGCACGACTCGACCGCGCTGGCGGCGCTGGCGATTGACGTGGACGGGCAGGCGCCGCCGCGCTACCGCCTGGCGCACCTGTGGGAGTGGCGCGGGCTGGGCCAGCCGGACCTGCTGGATGTGATCTTGAGCCTGGCGCGGCACTGGTCGCCGCGCCGCCTGGTGGTGGACGCGACCGGGCTGGGGGCGGGGCTGGCGGCCAACCTGGAGCGCAAGCTGCCGGGGCGGGTGCTGCGCTTCACGTTCAGCGCGGCCAGCAAAACCCGCCTGGGCTGGGATTTTTTGTCGGTGGTGGAAAACCGGCGCTTGCGGCTGCCGCGCGCGGGGGCGCTGGTGGAGCGGCTGCGCGAGCAGATGCGCGCCTGCACGCTGGAGCTGGGCAGCGGGCCAGACCAGGCCCTGCGCTGGGGCGTGCCCGAAGGGCGCAAGGCGCGCGACGGGGGCGAGCTGCACGACGACCTGCTGCTGGCGGTGGCGCTGTGCGCCGAGCTGGACGGGCTGGACTGGCGCGGCGGCGCCCCGCCCCTGGTGGTGCGCGCCCCCGACCCGATGCGCGGGCTGGACCGGGAGAGGTTTTGAGAGGACGGGGTCCGGGATCCGCTGTCCGGCGTCCGCTCGCGTTTCGCGACCTGTAGAGGGTGTCCGGGGGGAGCAGGGAACAGGGGGCAGGGAACGGGGAGCAGGGAATAAGGTGTGAGGATTGGGTTTTCGGACCCCGGACGTCGGACAGCGGACACCGGATACCGGACAGCGATTTAGGGCCAGCGACCAACGAATGGAGGCTATCTTGGACGACGATAACACGTTTTTGATCGGGGCGCGCTCACTGGGAGCGGGCGGGGAGCGCGAGCGTCATCATTACGAGCGCTCGGCGGTGCTGCGCGATGCGCTGGAGGCCTGGCGCGAGAACCCGCTGGCGCGGCGGATCATCGAGCTGACCACGGAGTACGTGGTTGGGGCGGGAGTGCGCGTCAGCTGCGAGCACGAGGAGACGCACCGCTTTGTGCAGGCCTTTTGGAACCACCCGCTCAACCAGCTGCCGGCGCGCATGGTGGAATGGTGCGACGAGCTGGGGCGCAGCGGCGAGCTGTTTTTGCTGGTGACGAGCAGCGTGGACGGGATGAGCTATGTACGCGCCATCCCGGCGGCCAACATCCTGGAGGTGCTGAGCGCCAAGAACGACCTGCAGCAGGAGGTGGGCTATGTGGAGGAGGTGCAGGATGAGCTGGAGCCGCGCGTTTGGCCGAGCTATACGCGCGCGGTGCAGCAGGGCGAGCAGGAGGGTTTTGTGCTGCACTACGCGGTCAACCGCCTGGCGGGAACGGTGCGCGGGGAGAGCGACCTGGCGCCGGTGCTGCGCTGGATCCGGCGCTACGCGGGCTGGCTGGAGAATCGCGCGCGCCTGAACCGCTACCGCAATACGTTTTTGTTTGTGGTGCAGTCCAAGTTCGCCAGCGAAAGCGAACGGCAGGCGCGCCAGAGCGCGCTTTCAGCCGCGCCGCCGCCGCCGGGGTCGATCCTGGTGGTGGACGAGAGCGAGACCTGGCAGGTGCTCAATCCGCAGCTGGAGAGCCGCGACGCGAACGAGGATGGATTGGCGCTGAAAAAGATGATCGCCAGTGGGACCGGGCTGCCGCTGCACTTTCTGGCCGAGCCGGAGGGCTCGACGCGCACCACCGCCGAGAGCGCCGGCGGGCCAACTTACCGGCGGTTCGAGCAGCGCCAGGAGTTCTTCATCTGGATGCTGCAGGATCTGCTGCGCGTGGTGGTGGAGCGGCGCGCGCAGGTCGACCCGGAGGTGAAGCCTGGCGCGAAGCTGCGCGTGAGCGGGGCGGATTTGAGCTCGCGCGACAATGACAGCCAGGCCGGCGCGGCTGCCACGGTCTACGGGGTGCTGCGCGAACTGCGCGACCGCGGCTTGATCGACGACGCGGAGCTGCTGCGCATGACGTACAAGTTCGCGGGCGAGCCGCTGGACGTGGAGGAGATGCTGCGCGCCGCGTCCGGAAAGGCGGAGGAAGATGGAACACGCTGAACGCCTGCACGTGCGCCTGGCGGCCGGACAGGAGCGCGCCGCGGCCGGGGAGTTTGAGGTGATGGCGATTACGGCGGGGGTGGGGAATGGCTGGGAGTTTGGGGAGGATGTGCTGCGGGCCAGCCTGGGAATGTGGGACGGGGTGGAGTGCTTTATCAATCACTCGCTGGAGGGGCGGAGCATCCGGGACCTGGCGGGGATTTGCGTGGGTCCGGTTTGGGACCAGAGCGCGAAGGGGGTGAAGCTGACGCTGCGGGCGATGGGGCCTTCGGGCGGGCTGCTTGAGTCGATTGGGCGGGAGGTTTTAGGGGTTCAGTCCAGACGGCCGAAGGTGGGTTTTTCGGCGGACGTGGTTTTTGTGGCGGATGGGAAGCGTGTTAGCAAGATTGTCAGGGTCAACAGCCTGGATCTTGTGTATAACCCGGCGCGGGGCGGTGCCTTCGTGCGGGCGCTGAATGCGGAAGAAGCGGTCAGCGGTCAGCGGTCAGCTGTCAGCCAGAAAAGAGGCGGGCAGCCAGAGAAGAGGTCGGTTTTCAACTTGGAGGGTTTTGATATGTCGGAAGTACAGGGCAAGTATGAGGTGCAAGAGCAGCTGCAGGATGATCTGGCGGCTGCGCGCAGTTTGCTGGCCGTGCAGCAGGAGAAGGATAAGCTGGCGGCGGAAGCGGAAGCGGCGCGGGCGGTCCGCGCGCAGATGTGTCAGTATCTGCTCGATTCGGGGCTGGCGGCAGCGAAGCTGCCGGGGCCGATGGCTGAGCACGTGCGCAAGCAGTTCCAGGGCAAGGTGTTTGAAGCGGCGGAGCTGGACGGGGCTATCCAGTCGGCGCGGGAGCTGGTTGGGCAGCTGACGGCGGCAAGCGTGGTGCAGGGGCCTGGGCGGATCCATGGGATGTTTGACACGGGTGATCAGCTCGGCGCAGCGGTGGCGGATCTGTTCGATGTGGCGCGGGATCCTGGGACCGAAAACCTGAAAGTGGCGAAGCTATCGGGCATCCGTGAGCTGTACCTGATGCTGACGGGCGACGTGGATTTGCACGGCGGGTATGACCGCAGCCGGGTGCAGCTGGCGACGACCGCGGACTTTACGGGGCTGGTGAAGAACGCTCTCAACAAGATCGTGGTCAATACGTGGGATCAGATGGGGCAGGCCGGTTACAACTGGTGGGAACGGATCGTGGTGCAGGAGCACTTCCAGACGCTGAACGACGTGACGGGGATCTTGGTTGGGACGGTGGGGGATTTGCCGCTCGTCGAAGAGGGCGCGGAGTATACTGAGCTGGCGGTTGGCGACTCGCCGGAAGTGGCCAGCTTCAAGAAGTACGGCGGGTATGTGCCGCTGACTTTGGAGCTGATTGACCGCGACAACACGCGCAAGCTGAAAGCGTACGCGCGCGAACTGGGGACGGCGGGGATGCGGAAGATCAGCAGCCTGGTGGCGGCGATCTTCACACAGAACGCGGGGGTGGGGCCGACGATGGCGGACACAGGCGCGCTGTTCAATGCGACGGCCGTCACCACGGCGGGCGGTCACGCGAACTTGCTGACAACCGCGCTGGCGGCTGCTCAGTGGGACGTGGTTGGGCAGGCGATGTATAACCAGCCTGCGCTGATTAAGAACGCGCTGGGCTACTATGGGACTGGTCCGAAAATTGGGATCAATCCCAAATACTGTCTGGTGCCGCGGGCCTTGATGCTGACGGCGAAGCAGGTGCTTTACCCCAGCATGGAACGCGCAGCCAATATCTTCACCGAGAACCAGCAGCAGGGGCAGCCTGGCGACGTGGTTGTGGTGCCTGAGTGGACGGATACTACGGACTGGGCGGCGGTGGCGGATCCGCGTATTTTGCCGGGGATTTATGTGGGTGACCGCTTCGGGATCCGGCCGGAGATCTTTATCGCGGGCGACGACCTCAGCCCGGCGGTGTTTATGAACGACGAAAGCCGGCTGAAAGTGCGGCATTTCCTGGCGGTGTGGGTGAATGATTTCCGGCCGCTGCATAAGTCGAATGTTTAAGAGCGGTCCCCTCTCGCCGAAGCGGCTCAGGGCGCCGAAGCGGCGAGCGGTCAGAGAGGAAGCGGTCAGCGGTCAGCGGTCAGCGGTCAGCCAGAAAAGAGGGGGGCTGCTTGCTCTTCTCTGAGCTGAAAGCTGAAAGCTGAGAGCTGAGAGCTGAAAGCTTCTTCTAATCAACGAATGAAAGGATTATTACGATGGGATATGTAACTGATATGGCGATGAGCGCGTTTATTCCGGCTGCAGATATCATCAAAACGGCGGGGACGTGGACAACCACGCTGAGCAGCAACACGGTTGGGGACGTGCGGACGGCAGCGGATACGACCTTTAACCTGTTCGTGCCGCTCAATCCTCCGCTGGGCAATTCGGTGGCTTTGAAGGGCTGCCGGATCAAATCGGTGGAGCTGCTGTACAAAGTTGCTACGGCGGCGATGGACTCGGTGACGACCGTTGAGATTGAAAAGGTGTCTGTCAGCAGCGCCGGGGTTGTGACTGGCGCAGCGGTGACGGCGACGATCAACAGCGCGGAGGATACCAGCGCGAAGCGGCTGGCGGTGGCGGATCACCGTTTGATTGCAACGATCAGCAGTCCGACCTGGCTGGACAATGACGAAGCGTACTGGCTGTATGTGACCTTCGACGCGGCGGCGACCAGCGTGTTCACGCTGTGGGGGGCAATCGTCAACTATGATCTGAAGGTTTAGGAAGCGGTCCCCTCTCGCCGAAGCGGCTCAGGGCGCCGAAGCGGCGAGCGGTCAGCCAGAAGGGAAGCGGTCAGCGGTCAGCGGTCAGCGGTCAGCCAGAAGGGAAGCGGTCAGCTGTCAGCTTTCAGCCAGAAGGGAAAAGGCATGGAAAAGCTCTTGGGGTTGTTGAAAAGCCGCAAGTTTTGGGCGGCGGTGGCGGGGGTGGTGGTGGTGCTGGTGAAGGGGCT